GCTCGTCTTAATAAGGATGAGCGTGAGTCACAATATGCATCAGCATTTCGTAAGGCTGTAACATACCTTGAAGCAGCAGGTGCAACACCAGGTGCAGATGCAACTCCAGGTGAAACAAAGCAATATCAAGAAGCGTTAGAGTCAACAGTTCAAAACATTCTTAGTGTTCGATTTGTTGCAGGATTCTTTGCTCCAGCAAGCCCATCAATATCTCTCAAGTCAGATATGGCAGAGTGGGCACGTGATAATGGCAGTGTTAACTTTAAGCAGACCTGGAACAAACTGATTAACAAGTATGCTGAGCAGGGTTCAGAAGACCCATACGGCGAAGCAATGGGTGATTGGGTGAAGTACTTCCCTAATCAGATTCCATTTACTGTTAATGAGTCAGATCCACAGGTATTGCCGTACTTCCAGTCTAGTAATGCAGCCTCTAAGTGGGTAGATGACAACCGTGCTTTGGTCAAGAAGTACCCACAGGGTTCAGCGTTCTTGATTCCAAATACTGGTGAGTTTACCTACGATGCATACCAGACATTGATGAACAACGGCTATCGCCAGAAGAAGTTAATTGGTGACTACCTCAAGGAAGTATCAGTAGCCAAAGATGAGCAACTCTATTACTCACAAAAGGCTATCCGTGATGAAGTATTAACAGGTTCATTTACAGACCGTGAACGTGCCATTGTTAACGACAACTGGCAGGCGTGGTCTAAGGAGTTCCTAGCAGCACGACCACTACTTCGTATGGAGTTTGCTAGTGCAGCAGAAAACACTATCAAGCGTGACGCAGCATTTGCTGATTTACGTGAGATGATTACGGAACCAAACCTTACTGGTCCTACTATCAGCCGTTTGCGTGAGATGGTACGTGAGTACGATGATTATGAAATCATCACTAATACTCAGTACAACTCAAGTTCAGATCGCGATATTAGAATCCGTAAATCCTACAAAGAATCGTTACGCCTACGCTTGCAGGAGATTGCAGCAGGAGATCCTAGTGCAACATCTACATACAGCGTTCTATTTAGCAGATTGATTGGTGACTAATGTCAGAGACGTTTATACCCTTTGACCCAAAGAAGGTACCAGCAACCGTCATTATCACAGGTGGCACAACATCAAAGACAAAACAATACCAGGGTTCTACCCTTGTAGATGTCATAACTTCTGAGCCACTGGTAGCAGATCAAAACAAACTGTTACAAGACTTTGAAGGATTTACTGCTGACTACCGAAAGGCTTTGTCACAGAAGTTAAAGGCTGCTGGTTATTACAATGGCGATGTTACTGGCAAGCCAACTATGAAATTACAGCAAGCATATTTTGATGCCTACTCAGATCTCAATGCCTATACACGTCAGAAGTTCACAGGTCTTCCTGGTGCAGCACAACAGACTACCCCTGTGGATAACCTTGAAACATTTCTTTCTAAACAAACAACAGATGATGGTACTGGTGGTACTGCAAAAATCACCAAGATCCAACAACAAACAAACTTTACCCCAGAAAGCATTGAAGCAAGCATTGATAAGGTATTTCGTGATCTAACAGGTGTTGGCGCTACTAAGGCACAGATTGCTAAATATACAAAGAACATTCAAACGCAACTTGCCAATCCAAAGAACTTTGCTCAGACAGAGTATAAGAATATGGGCGGTGGAGTACAGCGCCAGATAACAACTCCAGCAGCATTTGACCCAGAGGCATTCCTTATTGAAGAAGTGTCTAAGGGTGATCCTGCTAAGGCAAGTAGTGTTATGGGATTCTATGAAGTGTTTAATAAGTTCATTGGGAGGGGATAATGGCTGACGCAATTACCTCTAAGTTAACTAGTCTTAGTAACCAATACAGCAATAGTGTAAAAGAATTACGCGACCTCCAAGCCAAACTTCGCAACGGTGGAGCAGGCGTATCAGATGCTGAGGCTAAAAGACTCAATGGTCTAATCAATGCTGTTGATGCAAAACGTCTAAAATTTATGGAAGATTACAATAAATTAAAGAAGTTAGAAAGTACAGTAAAAGATTATACTAATCTCCAAAGTGATATCAAAGATATCCAAGCGCAGATTGATAAGGCAAAGGCTCGTGGAGAAAAAACAACTGCTCTTGAGGCGAAGAAGACTACCTTAACAAATAAGTTTAATTCTATTGCCCCAAAGGTTGAAGAAGCATTTCCTGACATCAAGGCAAAGGCTGTTAAATCAACAAAGACTGGTCCACTTGGTAATATACAATTGACTACTGGTACTAGTCTTGGACCAACTGGTCCTAAGACAGTACTTACTGGTCCAACTGGTGCTAAAGCAAAACCAACTGGCGCAACAGGTCCTACTGGACCTAAGACAAAACTCACTGGTGTTAGCGGTCCAACTGGTGTTAGCGGTCCAACAGGTGCTACAGGTCCTACTGGACCAATTAGCACTACTGGTAATCAAGACATCAATGCTATCTACTCACTTGCTAAATCAAAGTATGGCAATGTAGATTCTATTTTCTTATATGACCCAGAACTAAAGCAACTTCTTATTGATGCTGTTGGAGATCCAACAACTGCTCAAGATGATATGAATCCTAACGAGTTTGCTCGTCGTCTTGGCGCATCTGACTGGGCTATCCGCAACGCCACTACATACTCAAAGCGTGATGCAGAACGTAGAGAATACACAGAGACTCTTGACAAGTATAATCAACAATTAGAACTTGCTGATACGCAAGAAAAGAAAGATGCAATTCTTTCTAAGATTGGTCAGTTAAAGACCACATCTGCTTATGCTCGTGGTCTAGCATCTGCTAAGGCTTACATTGAATCAGTGGCATCAGGTCTTACTGGAACTATGTCTCCAGAACGTCTTGATGCTTTTGTTAAGAAGATGTATGACTCAGCCAATGACAAAGATCCAAACATTATCAATCGTGAATTAGCAGCGCTTATCTCATACAAACCTGGTACGCAATTAGGTGGCTCGATAGGCGGAGATCTAACAACACTACGTGCTACAGCACGCGCTAATGGCTTTGACTTAGATACACAGTTTGGTTCTAGTATTAATGACTGGCTACAGCGTCTTGCTAGAGGCGAGTCTATTGAAACATTCAAGAGTACAATTCGTGGTGCTGCTAAGTTAGGTCTACCAGATAAGGTAGCAAGCCTATTAGACCAAGGGTTAGATATTAAAGATATCTACGCTCCATACCGAAATGTTATGGCATCAGTTCTTGAGATAGCGCCTGACTCTATTAGTCTTGATGACAAGACATTACGTATGGCAATTGGTCCAGAAAAAGAAATGTCTATTTATGATTTTCAACGAGCACTCCGTAAAGATCCACGTTGGCAGTACACAAATAATGCAAGACAAGAATCATCTACTGCAGTATTAGGTGTTCTTCGTGACTTCGGATTTCAGGGGTAATAATGGCAAATAAAGTAACTGTTCAAAAGGGTGATACCCTTAGTGAAATTGCACAAGATGCTGGCATTAGTTTAAGCGCACTGCTTAAACTTAATCCCCAAATTAAAAACAAAAACCTTATCAATCCTGGTCAAGTAATTACTGTTGCTAAGCCAACTGCAGCAGCACCTGCTGGGGGCAATGATGCACAGAACGCAGCAAGACTGATAGCAGAAGGGAAAGCAGCGGTACCTGTTACAGTTACACCATTAGTACCTGGTACTGACACTGTTACTGCTAAACCTACTGTTACCGCAATTCCTAGATCAACAGGACCTACGGGTTCTACAGGTCCTACGGGTTCTACAGGACCTACAGGGGCTACAGGGGCGCCAACAGGACCTGCAGGAGGTAGGACTGTTGTATCTACTTTTATTAATCCAGCAACTGGTGATACTTATGCTCTATATAGCGATGGAACTACAGAACTATTATTCAAAGGAACAAGAGCCGCTGATGAAGCAACGGCTGCTGCAGCAGAAAAGTTAGCCGCAGAACAAGCAGCAGCACTTGCAGCAGAAGCAAAGATAAATGAAGGTAAATCTGCTTACAATTTGCTTTTTGCGGAATTTGATCGCTATGGCTTAGGCGCTTTAGTAGAACCACTAAAGAAATTTATTGAAGAAGGTTTATCTCCAGCAGAATTTACAATTCGTCTACGTGAAACAGATGCCTACAAGAAGCGCTTTGCTGCTAACGCACAGCGTGTTGCTAAAGGTTTACGTGCACTATCTGAGGCCGAGTATATTGGCACTGAAGATCAGTACCAGGATGTAATGCGTCGCTACGGTATGCCTGAGTCTTATTACGCAAAGGGTGACCTTGGTGTTCAGAGTGGATTTGAGAAGTTCTTAGCAGGAGATGTATCTGCAGTAGAACTAGAAGACCGTATTCAAACAGCACAAAACCGTGTGGTTAACTCTAACCCAGAAGTTGCTAAGGCGCTTAAAGAATTTTATCCTGGTATTTCTAATGGAGATATCTTGGCTTATGTACTAGATCCAGCCAACGCTATAGAACAGATTAAGCGTAAGGTAACTGCTGCTGAAATCGGTGGCGCTGCAATTCAATCTGGTCTTGGCTACAAGGGAGACACTCCTGAAGCAATGAGAGCACGAGCAGAGGAACTTGCCGCTGCTGGTATTACCAAGCAACAAGCACAATCAGGGTTTGGAACTATTGCAGGTGGACTACAACGTGGTTCACAACTTGCATCCATCTATGGAGAAGATCCGTACAAGCAAGCAACTGCAGAGACAGAAGTCTTTGGACTTGCTGGCGCTCAGGATGCAGCAAAACAACGTAAAAAAATTACTGGACTAGAAAGGGCTTCCTTCAGTGGTCAGTCTGGTGCATCAACAGGTGCACTAGCACGTGATCGTGCTGGCGCTTACTAAATAATAAGCCTGCCAATGGGACGACTGGTCCGTTGGAGTGAGACTAAAACCAGTAGCAAGAGCCACACCACTTTCCCCAAGGTGAATGTGAGGCTTGCGTCAATCTAACAAGAATGGGAGAAGGACCTATGTCCAATTATGACTACGAGGATGATGACTTCGAAATGGACTCATCAGGCAATGACCTTGTAAAACAACTGCGCAAGGCTACTAAGCAAAAAGACAAGGAACTGTCAGAACTAAAAGCACAGTTTGAAAGTCTTAACAAAGCGCAAAGAGAACGAGCAATCAAAGATGCCCTCGCAAGTCGCGGGGTAAACGGCAAAATTGCCGCATTTATCCCACAGGATATAGACCCAACTGAAGAGTCTGTATCTAAATGGCTAGAGGATTACGCCGATGTATTCGGCTATGAATCTAACCAAACCCAGGCAACACCTAATGTAAATCCAGCCGATGCTGCTGCATATAAGCGTATGACTAATACTGTCGAAACAGGAGTTTCTCCTGAACACAACGACAACATTATGCAGAAACTTATGAATGCAAATAGCAGAGAAGAACTGGACGATGTTATTAGGTTGTCTGGACTCTAATCCGATCCTAACGAAAGGCTAGACCTAATGGCAATTCCAGCAGGTAGTCCAACTACCACGTCTAGCATCAGCAATTTAGTACAAGCAGCATACGATCAGTATGTAAGAATGGCACTACGTTCCATTCCTGTTATGCGCTCACTTGCAGATGTTAAGCCAGTACAACAGGCAATGCCAGGATCATCAGTTGTATTCTCAATCTACTCAGATTTGGCTCAGGCTACTTCTACATTGACAGAATCATCAGATGTTTCAAGCATTGCATTAGGTAACCCATCACAGGTTACAGTAACACTGAACGAATACGGTTCAGCAGTTACAACAACAAAGAAGTTAAACCTAACTTCATTCAACGACGTTGATTCAGCACTTGCTGACATCATCGCGTACAACGCAGCAGATTCTATTGACAACGTAGTAGGTCAGGTCCTGTCCGCAGGTACCAACGTGATCTACTCAAACGGTCCAACAGGAACTACTCCAACATCATCAGCAACAGTTCTACCAGTAGACACAATGACAGTTGCGGATATCCGTAACGCTGTTGTATCACTACGCACAAACAAGGCATTGCCTCGTATGGGTGAACTATATGCTGCATACCTACACCCACGTCAGTCAGCCGATCTTCG